GTCTTATCAGTGTGCTTGGTTATTTACGTATTATCCAGTAGAATGGATGGCTGCATTCCTCGACAAGGAGCCCGAGAGCAGAAAAGAAAAGGCCATCAACGTGGCTAAGCAGTTTGGGTACATTATTGAACCACTTGACATTAATAAATCGGGAGTTGTTTGGGAAATTAGCGGAGATGGAAAGACACTCATCCAGCCGTTAACTTCTATTAAAGGGCTTGGTATGGCAGCTATTGAACAGATTCTAAATAATCGTCCCTTTAAGGACGTCGAGGACTTGCTCTTTAAAGAGGGAATAACTTATAGCAAGCTGAATAAGAAATCTCTTGATGCTTTATGGAGAGGGGGTGCTGTCGACAATTTGATGGATGATCGCTTTACAGGGCGGAAACACTTTTGGAGTGCGTGTGTGGTGGAGCGTCCAAAGAACTTAAAAAGATTTAATGAAAATCTAGAACTTTATCGGCCTGAAGGAGACTTTACTGAAGAAGAAATCATTCAGTTTAAAACAGAGTTAACTGGAGTATTTCCCATCAACTTGGTCATTAGCGCTGAGACAGTGGAAAAACTTCAAGAAAAATTTGTTCCACCTATTTCTGAGTTCGATCCAACGCTGCAAGTGTGTTGGTTCATTCCACGCAAGGTGATTCCTAAAAAGACGAAGAACGGAAAGCTGTATTGGATTGTTGAAACGATTGATAGTAATAATGAATCCACAAAGATTAGGTGCTGGGGCATTAAGCCAGAGAAGGATAAGATTTTCCTTAACCGTCCTTATATGGCGCGCCTGAAGTATGATGAACAGTGGGGGTTTTCTACTTATGCTATTGGGAAGACATTTAGATTGTTAGGATAAACAATGAACGTAATAAGATATTTTAGCCCGCTTTTAAAAGAGCCCAAATTAATAGATGACTTACCTGTGGTTATTCGGGTAAGGAAGTTTGACGAGGCCTCCGCTAAAACATTTTCAGAAACCATGACTAAAGCTCAAAATACAGGACAGCCGGTGGTTCCGGTGATTATCGATAGCTATGGGGGCCAGGTATACAGTTTAATGTCGATGATATCAGATATTAAGAATTCCAAAGTCCCAGTCGCCACCATCGCACAAGGAAAGGCCATGTCGTGTGGCGCTATACTGTTTAGCTTTGGAACAGAGGATTATCGCTATATGGATCCGGACGCAACTTTAATGATTCATGATGTGAGTTCGATGGGGTGGGGAAAAGTGGAAGAGATTAAAGCATCCGCGGAAGAGGTTGAACGACTGAATAAGAAAGTGTATCGAATGATGGCTAAAAATTGCGGACAACCCGAAGATTATTTTTTAAATATTGTGCACGATAAGAGTCATGCTGATTGGTTTTTGGATGCACAAGAGTGCAAAAAGCACAACATGGCTAACCACCTACACATCCCAGAGCTAAAAATAAGAGCTAACATTGTTTTCGATTTTGGATAAAAAGCAGTTGACACTCTTGAACAAATTTGTTATAGTAGTAACACCACTAAGGAGGTAAATGTGGCAAACACATATGAAGAGAAGAAGCGCTATGTGAAGGAATACATCCGGTCACTTAACGCCATTGAAGATGCAATGGAACCCTACAAGGAGCAGAAGCGCGACTTGCGTTCCGAGTTCAAGGAAAACGGATGGCTAAGCACCGACGAGATTCGTGCGGCAGTGAAGGCTTTCCGCTTATATAAGGGAAAGTATAACATCGATGAAGTCGTCGATAACTTTAACATGATCACAGGAAAGACTGAACAGTGATTGTCGAATACGCTCTTTGTCGTCCGATGGCGAAGTCCCCCGAAAGGGCTAACCCATCGGATGCGGGACTAGATGTATTTTATTCTCCCCGGGAGGAAAACTTGGCTAAGAAGCTAACTCTCCATCCTGGGGAGGGCGCTGTCATCCCAACAGGTTTGCGTTTTGGTGTACCACACGGCTATATGTTAGAAGTAAAGAACCGTTCAAGTGTGGCAGCCAAACGGAGTCTCGTGGTGGGCGCATGTGTGGTTGACTCGGGCTACGATGGTGAAGTGTTTGTGAACTTACATAACATTGGCAAACAACTTCAGATCATCAAGCCTTACGAAAAGATCGCACAACTAGTTATGGTTCCCGTGGTTCACTTTCGGGCACTCGAAAACATTGTGGGCCGTCTGTATGAACACCCGATGACTATCAGTGCGCGCGGAGACGGCGCATTGGGGAGCACGGATGAGGTAGCAGAATGAATCGAGCGCAGCGCAGAGCACAAAAAAAGAAGATGTCGAAGGATGAGCAAAAAATCTCCGATAAAATTTTTCTATTCAATCAACTTCCAGACGAATGCAACACATGCGAAAAAACCTTTGACAAGCAGGACAAAACCATGGTACAATCATGGTCAGTCGTCGTAAGAGACACAAAGGGAACAGTTTCATTATTTTGCCCCGAGTGTATAGAGAAAACACAAACATTTATTGAGGAAAACACATGAAAATTAAACGTTTATCTAAGTCTTCCCTCCAGAACATCTTAAATGGAAAGATTAAAGAGGAAGCAACTTGTGTCATTAAATTTTATTCTAATGGATGCCATTTTTGTCACAAACTTAAGGACCGCTATGAACAAGTGTCGGAGGATTTTCCCGACGTACACTTCTTTGCTTTTAATATTGGAGATTATCCCCAAGTACAAAAGCAACTGGAATTTAGAGGGGTGCCTACCATCTCATTAGTTAATGCAGGACCAGCTAAGCCGGATGTTAAACTGATGCCGGAGCCCAAAAAGCCCGATAAGACTACATGGTACACACTTGACAACATAAAAAACTTTATTGAAAAGGAGAGAAAATAAACAATGTCAAAAAATCTATACGATGCCGCAGTATTGCAATTGCGCGGCCGAGCCCTGGAAGCACTAGCGACCGTAGAACTGTTACTTAAAAACCCTACGGCCGTCCCGGATCATTCCAATTGGGTGGATGAAATTATTAAACATACGAAAGTATTAGCTGAAAATGAAAACACCATGATAACGCTGCAGCAATATTTTGGAAAGCAGTTTGCTCCACCACCACCCGCTCCAGGTACCCTCCTTCCGGGTGCCCCTGCACCGCAGCCAGGAGAGCCTCTAACTATAACTCCGGAACGGTCGCCCACTTTGCGAAAAGAACTAGCCCGTCAAAAAAGATTAGAAGCTATGAAAGCGCGCCAGACCATGGCAAAGAAAGAACTCTATCCCGAGACGGAAGAAAAGACTGAAAGAGGGAGAATCCAAGAAGAAGCGCCGATCTCGCAAGAAGGCTGAAGCACCGGCCACCAATGTCGAGTGAAATAGACTATGGCAATTTAGCTAAACAAATTGCCTTTTGGGATAACGACCACCGACAAGCACAGTTACTAATACGATGTCGTCATGATGGCTTGACGCAGGCTGATTTTCTGCGTCATATGGTGACTGCATACATAACGGGAGATGACCGTATTCAAAGTTATATAGATGAAGCAAAAGAGATGGGGGAGAAACGTAAAAAAAAGTCGAGAACGTTAAAAAAGAAAGGAGATGAGATGGTAAAAGATTTTGCACTAACAGACGGAGAAGTTGAGAATATTTTTGATTTGCTAGAAGAGGAATTTCCAGAGCTATGAGAGAAAGGTTATTAACATGTGCGCAAGACTGTATAAAAACAAAGAAGAAATGTGACGTGAGCGACTGTCGTTTATGGGTGGAGTTTGAGGAGGACTATAACTGTTGTTTAATCTCTATTTACGAGCATGGCGCCATGACATTGAGAGAAGTGGCGAAGCGCTTGGGCATCTCCTTTGCGAGAGTAAAGCAGATCGAAACAAAAGCTTTAAAAAAATTAAAAGACAACCCGGATGCGACTACTTTGTTTTTTTAAGGTATTTATCAAATAAAGTAACTATTTACCTTTGAGTTTTACCATTTTTAAGGAGATTTACAATGGCTCGCAAGACCCTATTAACCGAAGGCGAGATCCGTCGCTTTATGAAACTAGCTAAGATGGCGCCCCCCAGGGAT